GAATATATTGTTGCGTCTTTATCTCCAAATATAAAATAATGCATTATAAGTCTCCCACTACTCTACCAATAATATCTTGATTAGGATATCTAACTTCAAAAATACTTGGGTCCAATGATGGATAAATGACACCATTTTTAAGTGCGGAATTTAAATCATAAACATTACCACTATATCCACTTTCAGTGTCAAACTTACCCTCTATTAATACTATTTCATTGTTAGGATTGTTTTCTACTGGTGGCACAACACTTGCGACTCCATCAATAGTTGATATTTTATATGCGATATCACTTAATATTATTGGTTGATTAATTTGCCAGTTTGATATATTAAAATGATTTTTTACAACCTGTATACAATTAAATAACACTTCACTCTTATTAAATCCTCTTTGTGTTACTATTGAAAATCTAACACCGATATTTATCACATATGCATTTTTCATTGTTATTGCGTCTGTTAATAATCTGTATTGAGATAAATACATTTTTAAATTTTGTTTTACTGCTTCATTTAAAGTTGATAAGTTTTTATTTGAGTCATAACCTAATAAGTATAGGTTCATAGAGAACGGATTTTCAATTTCTTCTATTTGATTATCATCACTCTCAATTAATTGTGTATCTTTTGTAATGTATGCTTTTGCTATATTTCCAAATTTCTGTGGTAGTGAATAAACTCGTGTTAAGTAATCTTGTCTAGTTACTGCACGATTTTGTGCGTTAAAGTATGCTAATGCATTTTCTCTAACATCATTAATTGTTTCACCTGAACTACCACCTCTTGCAGGATTAAAATTGGTAAACTCTAAACTATCCTCAGACTCAGTAACATTATCAGAATTTAAATTACCATCATCAATTGTAAATGTTACACTCTTTGGACGAGTAATAGAGTTTGCTCTAACATTATGCTCTATACCACCACCATAACGATAAGTTACTGTCAAACTTGTATTGGAAGGTGCTAAACCATAAGTTCCTGTTTTTAAAAAGTTTGATGGGTCAAAACTCTCATCTAGTCTTGATATACCAAGACCTAATGCAGAACCAACATTATCCGGATTAGGAATTAAAACTTCATCCGCGTTTTGACTAACTCCCGCACCAAATCTTAATTCTAGTCTATCATTATCAGTAACTCTTGTTGTAAATCTTCTAGTAGATTTAATTAATCTTAACATATAAGGAGTGTCGGATTGATATTGAGTATATGTTGGGTCATTTAAAGATGAATTTTCTGTCGTTTCAAAAATAGTGTCTTGTGCTAGAAAAGGAACTTCATACCAAGTATTATTATTGGAATCAACTATTGAAACAATCTCTGTTACATTATCTCTTCCCAAAGTTACTTTGTCAAACTTTTTAGGACTATTAAATGAAAATGCTTCATCAATTGTCGTTCCAGAAATACAATTAACTCTTTTTCTTAATTTATAGTTTTGTGGAACTCCTGCTGATGATGTTATAAATAATATATCATCTCTTGGGTCAAGTGCAGATGTTGCTCTGAAATCTACTTCTTCTGGAATTGTAAATTCAACACCAGTATCGGTTGCTACAACTGAATTTCTTGATACGACACCAGCATAATCTAAGTCTGGTTCATATTCACCACCACCTAATGATTTAGCAGGGACCGTTTGAGATACCGTAATCTCTGTTATTGCGGGTGTTGCCGTTTTTGGTTTATATCCATAGGCTTGTGCAATATTATAAACATTTTTTTTCTCTTCAGCATAGTTTAATAAAGTTTCTTTATATTGATTGTCAACATAATAATTCATTACATCACCAACATATGCAGCCATCTCAACAAACATCATACCTGGTGACGATTCATTGAAGTCATTGTATTGATTTGGGAAATAAGTTTTTGCAAACTCTATAAGATTAGTTCTTATGTCTGAAAAATCTCTCCCCAAATAACTAACTTCCTTTTTAATTACTTTTTTGTTTGTATTATAATCAACGGCCATTTTATTCTCCTGCTCCAATTTCAAACGATATAGTGTCAAGTACTTCTGGTTCAACCTGAGTTGAATACTCTAATGTAATTAAAACTTGATTTGGATTTCTATCGTCTTGAAATATTAATAAGTTATTTATATTAACATAAGGCAACCAAGTTGACATTGATTGTCTGATATCATCTTCTAAACTTTTTAAACTTTCTGGTGTTATCTGTGTAAATAATAATTTTTTTAAATTTGAGCCAAAGTTTGGTTGAAAAATTCTTTCTCCTTTTTGAGTAAGAATTAAATTTCTTATATTTGATTTTACTTGTTGTCTAATAGTTTTTGTTTTGCGAAAAAAACCAGTTTCATTGTGGTCTAAAGGAAACTCTATACCAACATAAATGTTTTCATCTCTATCTATTTCTCTTACATTTGCCATTATGGTCTAAATCCACCTTCACCTTTTTTCTTGTTATTTATTGCTTTCATCAAACCAGAATAATCACGAGTTAAAGCATCTTGGACACCCTCAGGAACTTGGTCTACTGAAACACCTGCTTTCTTGATTGTGTCAACTGCCCCCATTTCTCTCGCTCTTTCTTTATTCTGTCCTCTACCTAAATCTCCATAACCCAATACATCTGCCATATTATCACTTCCTAATACTCCACCTCCCAATGTAGGATATTCATCTGTTTGTGATGACCCCAGTGGTTTGGTTTGGTTCAATACTTCATTTAACGCTGGGTTTTTTGAATATTGTTTTTTAGGTTTGTTGATAACTTTTTTTGGTTTAGGTTGTGAAATTGTTTCTGCTAAACTAATTTCTTTTTCTTCATTAATAAATATCTCACTCAGTTGTTTTTTGACTTCTTTGCGAACAACTAATTCAATTATATTTTTTAACTTATTTTTATTCATTATTATGCCTCATTATCATTTTTATTACCTCTAATTTTTGCAAACTTACTTAAAATTCCATTATCGTCATCTTCTAGTGTTTGTCTAACTTTTGTAAATTTATTTTTATAAGGAGCTGCTAATGTCGTATTACCACCACCAATTATTGTATTTTCAATTACATCTAATATATTTTTTAATAAGGTTTTTAATGTGTTACCTAATACCATAGGTTCTAAATTTTTTTCATTACCAAAATTTAAATTTAAAAAACTATCACCTAAATTTATATTAGATGACCAAAAATTTATTTTGTCTTTTGCATTAAATACAATTTTGTCTGATTGAATAATTACATTAGGACTTCCAGCATAAACTTTATCATCAAACTTATAAGTACCTATTGTTGTTGATTCGTTTGTCGTTAAGTATATAGAACTTAATTCATTTTTCATTTCTTCAAGATAGCCTTCTCTTACTTCATCTACTGGATACTTAGATATTCCAGATACTAATTTTATATTTGGTGAGTTAATAAATTCTCTGCTATCTTTTACTTTAAGTTCATCAATATCAAAATCATTATATTGATTACTACCTAAACGAATTGAATTTCCAAATCTACCTTGTATAATTGTATCACCCTCAAAAGGTATTAAACTTTTTGAACCGGAAGGATTTACAGTAAAATAATCTCCATACTTAATATCTACATTTTTTCTATTTGCAAGAAATTCACTTTTTCCTACTTCCGGTGAAACTGATGGTGAATCAAGTTTACTAATTTTATTAGTATAATAATATACTCCATCAATTTTACAACCCATAACTATTTCGTGTACAACTGGTAGTTGTAAATTGTTTGGGTCCAGTGGTTTAAATACAATAGGATTTACTGATGATTTGTTTGAGTGTAAACCTACGAATCTACCTAAAATTTTGTAATTACTATTACCTTCTTTCTGTGCAGTATACACAAAACGCACTTCAACTTCTTGAAAATCTATGACCATTAATTATCTCTACTGATAGAACTATCTATTTCATCTTTCTTATTTTGTAACTCTTGAACATCAGATTCAATTGCATTCATCAATTGTTCCTTTTCTGATTCCGACAAGCCATACTCGTCTCCGTTATCTGATATTCTTTTTTCTGCTGCTGTAATTCTTTGAACGATTGTTGCTAACTTGACAAGTTGTTCATCGTTCTTAACATTGATTTCCAAATACTCTTTCAACATAGGTATAATCTGAACGGCTGTATCTCCGTCCTTGATAAATCCCACAACCTCTTTCATCAATACTTCTAATTGTTGTTTATTGGTTTTGGAATTATCGTATATGTCCTTAAAGACATCTGATAGGGTTTTACCCTTGAATATTTCGTAATCGTTTGACATAGTTTTTACCTAACAATAAATATACAAATCTCAAAAAATAGGGATATATATTTATATATCAAATGATTTTTTTGATTATTACCTATAATTATTATACGAAGTCGGTTTTAACGCCGATTTTTGTTCATTAATAGGGGGAAACTAAAATGAAAGACACAATCAAAATGATTATGGAAGGTGTAACTGGTATTAAAGACCTATTACTCCACATAGTCGGCTTAGGTGTTCTCGTGCAGTTAATATTTGTAGGGGGATTCTTAGGTATGGATATTGTTGGTAATTTGATTAGTTTGGTAAATACTTTCGCTAACGCGGGATTTGCTGGATTTATATCACTAATTGTGATACTCGGATTACTCAATAAATAAAGGTGGAATTAAAAAGGGG